CTGCTATGTTAAACAGTTTATGATTACTATATAGATCTCTCATCAACAGATGACCAAAAGCTATATGTAACAATTCATGTTTAATTAAACCAAGCCGGTGTAAATCATTTAAGTTTGTATAAAACTCAGGGTTTATAGTCAACTGCATACCAATACCATTTTTACTAACTCCTGCTGTAGGAATTTGATCAGTAAACTTCTTATTGATACCAATTAAAAAGAGCCCATAAAAAGGCTCTGTCAAAATTAATTCTTTAGTTGTTTTAGCAACTAAGTCTTGTATGTTATTCATTTCTTTAAGTATTCATTATTCTATAAAGTATTTGTTTGTACAATTTACTATTACCATGGTCTTGTATATAGTTAAAAAGATTGATACCTATTAATAAGGGATCACGAACTTTAACTTCTACAGTACCGCAATTTATAAACTTACTTCTTTTCTCCAATGATAAAGATTTAGCTAACAATAAGTCAACTATGCGTTTATCAGCAAATTTTAAATTATCTAAATTGGAAATAGCAATTTGAAAATCTTCATAGGAACCATTTAACAAGGCCCTAATTGTAAAAAAATCATCAATTGTTATCTTGTTCATTATTTAATATTTCAATATAAACACCTGGTTTTTCTTTATCATAAGTATATTGAATAAAGACGGGTAAAATAAATTCTGCATTGTCATCTTCAATCCATCCTGCTTTAACCATATCATCCTGTACCGTTTGTGCAGGGTTTATATAGTCAAACTTGTGACGAGATCCTCTAACAAATGTAAAAGATATTTTTGCTGGTAATGAATGTTTAGCAAGCTCAGCTTTAAAATCATCTGCATATTTTGCATAATAATCTTTAGCAATCTTTCTATAGTTCATTACAGCTTTACTAGCTATAAAGTATTTACCTGTCCATCTACGGCCATTCTTACTACTTGGAACTGATCCTGGTATAAACCATCTTTTATTTGACATAGTCTTTTATTATTTCTACTTCAGTCCATGCTACTAAATGTACTACTTCACCATTATCTCTGGTACAGTAACTATACATTCCATCTATAGATCTAAAGTTAAGTTCTTCTCCTTCATCAACGGGCGGAGCTCCGGGCGGTACTTTATCTTGAGTAATTACTCTTATTCTACTATTTCTAGGTACGTTATGTAATTCCATATTAAAATACATCATTATTCCAGTCTTCTGGCCATAACTTTTTAGCCACTGCTTTTCCAACTATCATTACTACTACGGCTATTGCTAGCCAACCTATTGCTTCTATCATATTTATTTATTTAATGTTTCTTTCAATAATGGCTTTAGCATTGCATGAACCTTATCAAAACCATGTAACTTCATAGCGTCTGATATGTCTTTGCATATAGTTGGTACAAAACCGTTAATCTTATATGCATTAGCATATCTTTCAACAGCCTTGAGGCCAGCCTCATCATTATCAAAGAGAGTTATTACTTTTTTGTACTTCTTTTTTAAATGCTCTATTACATAAGCTTTTATCATTGTATTTTCACTATCAGGAGCTAATACTTCTATATTATAACCCATACTCTTCAAGCACAATGCATCTTTAAGAGAAGAACATATTACTAAATATGGCTTGTCAAACTTAAGTTGATCATAACCTTGAAGATATTTTTTTACTTTGTGAAATTTATGCTTGCTACTGGTAGGCTGGTATATCTTAAATACTTCACCTGATTTATCAAAATAACCGTAAAGACATGCATTTTTTATAGTAAGAGATTCTACTTTATTCTTATCTTCTTTAACTAAATTATAATACTCAATAGGTTTTACATTATATTCTGATAATATAGACATACCTATTCTAAATGACAACCAATATTTACCATCAGTTTCATTCCAAGGCCTTGTCTTAATAAAGTCTACTTTCCATTTTGCTTCTGGCTTAAATTTTACTTCTTCAAAACCATTAGTCTTTACATGCAAATTATAATCCTTTACTATTCTTCTAGCAGCTTCTGGATACTCTATATTAAATAGCATCTTTACCAAATCAACTTTATTACCGTTTCTTCCTGTAGAAAAATCTTTAAACTTATATTGTCTAATCTTCTTATCTACATATATACAGAAACTTGGTGTCTTCTCATTTGGATTAAATATAGATGTTAGCTTTATATCCTGACCCGTCAACGGCTCAGACAGATTTAAATAATACTGAAATACCCAATAACTGGGTATATCTTGTTCATCTAATACTAAATTTTTTGTGTTAAACATAAAGGCTAAAATTAAATAAAAAAAAGGGGACAACCTAGATCACCCCCTCTTAATATTATTATATTGATTTACAAATCAAAATCATCACCTGATGCTGGAGCTGGTTCAAATGCATTTGTTGCTGGTACTTCTTTAACTATAACAGGTCTGTAGTGATTCTTATCATTTACATTATATGTAATTAATCTAGAATTTTCTACACCTAAAGCTTCAAGAGGAATTCCCGCTTTGCTTAGCTTTGGTAAGTAAAGATCATTATTTATGTAACCATCTTTGTTTTCCCACTCACGGGTACCTAAACAAACATTTACATATGTAGGTCCTGATAATACAGTATTACATTTAAGCATAAATTCTTCAATAGTATTTGCTTGAATAGCATCTAACTCAGTTCTCTTACCAATTTGCTCTGAAAGAAAAATCATTGCTTTCATAACTTCAGTGTCTCTACTGATTTCATTACCGTTTGGTAAGATAGCATCTTTATATGCATACTGAGAAAATCTTACTCTTCCTACTTGGCCTGCATAACGCGGACTATTTGGATTATTAGGATCTAATAAGAAACCTTGAAATTCTCCTTCTATAGGTTCTGATTCTACATGTAACATAATATTAAATGCATCCGCAGCATATGGCGTTACATCAAATGTGATTGAGTTGATTTTAACAACTTGATTTCCTGGTCCAATTACTGGTTTTTCTTTACCGCTTCCGGCTGACATTCCACTGGTACTTAACATAATTTTTGTTTTATTAATTTATTAATTATTCTTCATATTTTTTCATACAGTCTTTTACATACTGTAGGTTGTTTGGGATGAAGCGTTCTTCAAACATACCTTGAGGTGATTTACATGTGTTCTCTCCATTGTTTTGAGTTTCAAAACCATATTCAAGTTCACCATCATCATTTTTATTTACTTTACCAAATAACACAATTGAAAATAAGCCTTCTAAAGTCAAAGTATTGTCTATCATTTTACCTATAGTTTTTGCTTTAACCTTTCTATTTCCATTTAAATCTGTTGAATCTTCCGAATGAGTTAAGAAAATTACAGTTAAGTCATCTCTTAAATCTTTAGGCATCTTAGCCACCTGGGCAAGATTAGCCGCAATTTGAGTAAACTTATCATAACCTTTCTCATTAGCTCTATCAAAATACTCAAAGGAGCTCATATATTGCCAGTCATCAACTACTAGAGTTTTGATTGCAGGCATTTTCTCATCTACATGTTTTATAGCTTTCATAATGCCTATAGCAGAAGAAGCTGATGCTAAATTACCTTTAGGATTTTCTTTACTAATTAAAGTATAGTTTTTCTTCCAACCTTTAAAGGGTAATGGTTTATTAGCAATGTTTATGATAAAAGTTTCATCTGGATTTAAATTTCTAATAGCAGTGGATTTTCCAGTTCCTGAATCTGCTATGACTAATACACTTTGCGCCATATCTATTTATTAAATTTATTAATTACTTTGGTTAAGGTTATCAAGGTTTGATTAATTTCTTCCAATTTGTTAACTAAGTCTGAAGACGGTGTTGCTTCTGGGTCAGCAATATTAAATACATCAGCAATATTACTAGATGTTTCACTCTTTACAGATTTAGTAGAGAACTTTGGTTTTGCAGGAGCAGTAACTATATCATTAACTACTTTTAACTCACTTACAGGAATCATATGTCTTTGAAATCCTGAGTTAGAAGTTACAAGTTCATACTCTGATTTCCAGTGTGGGTTATAATGCAAAAGATATAACGTTCTCTTTGAATCTTCACTTACATAGTCTATACTTACAAACTCTGTATATATATCTTCTTCTTTCTCTAATTCACTAGGAAAAAAGCTTACGTGTAACTCATCCTTACCAGAAGGCCTGTATGCCATCTTAGGTATGTATAATGCATTAATCTTACCTTCTGTTTGAAAGTAATCTTCATGCAACTCTCTTAAATCAGAGACTCTTTTTTTACGCTCTGCAGTTGATATTGCCATTAATTAATTTTTTAAGTGTTTATCTTCTTTCTTGTTGTGATGGTGTTAGCATTTCTTCAATCTTCATCTGTTCAAACTTAGCTTTAAAGAAACTCATTCTAGCATCACCATTTCTTGCTTTTAGAAAATGTAAAACTAACGTCTTGTCATCTTCTATAATATACCTATCAGGACCATAGTATCTAATCTTTTGCTTAGCTGGCCTGTTAATACCTATTAGCATATCCGCATGCTGTAACATTGCATCTGAACCAAAAATATCTGATTCTAATATATAGTTACCATACTTACCGTCAATTGCTCTCTCTGGACTATCTATGTTTCTGTTTAATTGTGATAAAGCAATAAACAGAATGGGATAATCCCTTTTACATTGTGTAAAAAACTCACCTAACTCAAACATCATATCTAATGTGTTATTTTGATAAGGTGCTCTCTTGACTAACATTGTATGATCAAGTGTTACAATTGTCTTCTTACCTTTATGTAAATTCATATACATGTCAATTTGCTCACGCATTTGATTTACAGTTAAGGGCGTGCTAATTATATCTACAGGATTCTTAACTCTTTCCTTGGCATACATTAAACACTTATTCAATACTTCCGGTTGTAAAATACTACCTGCACTACACAATTCCTTATATGTTTTACCAGTCATAGAACTAAATTCTCTGATTGCTGAGGTTCTACCCACCATCTCAAATTGAAATTCTAATACTCTAAACTCATCATGAGGGTTAAGTGCAAATGACTCTCTAATGATTTGATCTTTGATTAATGTTTTACCTGAACCAGGCCTACCACCAATAACAGTTAGAGTATTCCATTCTAAACCATCAGTAGCAGCATCATTAAACTTAGGCCAAGGTGTGTATATAGATTTCTCTTCACCCTTTTGCCTAGCGTTCATATATTTTAATGCTTCGCTAAATGCAGCATGTTGTCCTACCCATGATTTATCAGTTTTACCCATTATACTACCTTTTCTTTAAAAGTTTTTTCTTCTGTATCAATTCCATCTCTAATCATGTCACAATAGTCAGCTAAAGTAGAAGACTTAACTTTATGCTTATCTTGCTTGCATATAAAGTATTGACTGGTCTGCATATACATATACTCTGCATCCCGGTATTCATTTACATACATTTTAGTTGCTTTTATAACATCAGGCCATTCATAATCATATGTTTCAAAGAACCATCTAAATGATTCTGATAACATTTTTACATTTACTCTTGCAGGCTTACCGCTAGGTAGTCTAGTATTAGGAAAT